TTTAATCTGAGGTGTGCCTAGAAAGATAACACGCCCACCCACGTTCCGAATTTGTTCTGCTTCAAGACATTTGTTCAGTAATTTTTGCCGTGTTACAGCAGTTTCACAGTTACCTTCAATTTCTACGTCATCAAAGATAAGATACTCTGCGTGAGAACCCGTAATCTGGGCGGTAATACCTTTAGCATAGCACGATTTGTCCTGTCCAATACGGGTACGGGATTCTACATTGAAGCCAAAAGCATTATCAGTAGTATGATCACCGGGTCTAAGATGTTCACAGTAAGGAACAAGATCTAAAATACGACGAGTCATGCTAATAAACTCTACAGCTTTATTACCTGTAGCCGACACAACCATAATAGTTGCATTATAATCTCTTACAAGAAACCATGATGCTAAACAGGCAGTAATAACAGACTTACCAAAACCTCGACCAGCCTGTAACTGCATATCATTAGGACCATTTTGCAAAGCATCTGCCATAGCATACTGCACAGGAGTAGGTTCACCCAATCCTAAGTATTTAAAACATGCCCACAAATGATTTCTAAAGTCATCTTTCATTTCTTGGGGTATATCCATTAAAGATCTCCCTCAATTTTTCTTAGTCTATTTTCATGATCTTCTACAATATGATATAAATTATTAAGGTTGGCATTTATTTTGCCAAGCTCTTTTTGAATCTGCCATAGAAAATTAATAATACCACATCCAATAATAAGCTCAACAAATGCCAGTTCCATTAGATGGCCTCAATCTTAAATGGGGCTGCATTAGCCATAGCATCTTCAATTTCTTTGATAGTATTCTGAGGTAAAATATTAATGTCTTCTTTGTGATCATTAATAACACCACGCACTACCCCATAAAGACCGGGACCACGGATAGTCGGATCATTAAGATCCTCGATTAATGCATCAATTAGCATCTCTTGAAGTTTCTGTAACTTGTTCATTAGATCCTCCTAACTTATCTAACATAGCTTTACGGCGAGCACAGCCGCCACATTTCTTAAGTTTACCTCCGGTTAATCCGTCGATAATACCTTCAACTTTATCACCTAAAGTTGGTTTAGGTTCTTTTTTGGGTGGCTCTGTTAACTGAGGTAGAGCTTTCCCTATATATTCAGACTCAACACTAAAGTCATTATTAATTGTAACCTTAAGTTGATAAACTTTATCGTTATCATCACGATCTATAAATGTAACCATTGAAATTGCCTTGGGCATAGTATCTCCTAAATAGTATGAGGATTAGAAAATGATGAAGCTAATGATGAAGGTTTATCTGTCATTAGTTCATAATTATCATCAGCACCTTCATAAGTTCTTAAACAATCAGTACACCCTCTAGCAAATGGATCTTGTGCTTCAATAAATACACTACTCCATTCTGTATCAACACCAATCCTAGAATCATTTGTTCTTACACCAACAGTTCCATTAGCAGTTACAAATTCATACGCATCACCAGAAAGATGACCCCCTGCATAATTTCTACCATTACCTGCGTATAAAAAGTTTTCATCATTAAATAGAGTATCATCAGTGGTACCATCAAACTTTGTATATTTATTATTACCAATAAAAAATGCCAAGAAACTTGGATTAGTTAAAATATGAATATCTCTACATCTATCGTAATTACCTTGAAAATACTCACACGGTAATTCACCAAGAGGACACGGAGTATGTTTATTAGATTCAGGCTCTTCTGGAATACCCAAACCTGCACTTTCTACTGAAGAATCACTAAAGGACGGATTAATAGGTGCAATTTGTAATTCATTTCCACATTTTTTTTCTGTTTCAAAATCTCTAATTCTTTGTACAGTATTTGCACTTATAGATCTAGCTTCTCCATCTACATATTTGTAAGATGAACCATTTCCTACTGCATAACTTGTTAAGAAAAATGGTAAAGAGGTTAAAGTAGTTCCATCAGCTCCTTCGCTACCAAATGTAAATTTAGCTTGATGAGATTTACCCGGGAAACATTTTTTTGAGCCATCAGTAGGATCAGTTACACTATCAGGTCTACCTTCTATTGTATTAGTTCTTTGTTCTGCAGGTTTAAAACCATTTACATTAAACCCAGCAGCAATTTCTACTTGCGGAGTTAAAGGAACAACTAAATCTATATTACCAAATCTAGATGTATCATTATTAATAATATTTTGAGTTGGTAAATGATCTAAACCTGGAATAGTATTTACTTGATCCGATTCATTAGTATGGCAATAAAATCTAGAATATCGCAACATAGGAATTAAATCACCACTTGTAGTTGTCATTCCAATTCTACCATTATATACTTTATTTGTCGCATCTAAACCAATATTTGGTGTATTAGCTGCAAATTCACCAGTGACTCTTGGTCGATCTGTCCAATCATAACCATTGGGCCTTACTTCATTACTTGCATCAGGGCAACTATTAGGACCAAAACATCTAGTTGATTGAGAGTCCAACCATCCCGGTATTATATTGCGATTTAAAACTTCATTTTCAGCAGTAGGAAATATAGCTAAAGTAGGAATATCATTAACTATACTATCACTAGGTAAACTAACTGTAATATTAGCAGAGTTTAATAAGTAATCAAAAGTGGTAGAAACTCCTGCAGTATCTGTTAATGTTTCTACCCGAACATGATCTCCACAAGATCCAGTAGATTCAGCTATATTACGAACCATTCTTAAATTTTTAGTATATTCTGTATTTATAGTTACATTAGTAAATGTGCCGCCACCATTACCACGGTGTGCATTAAAAATAGATACTCCAAATGGCTGATTACCTTCAACAGTTGTGTCATATCCAAATTGAAAACTTTGTAAAGGAACTGGAGGCGCAGTTGTTGTATCTATTTCTACTTGAGTTGGTGAAAGAATAGGACCAGTATCAGGGCTACAATTAATAGCATCAAAAGTTGTATTTGCCTCTGTCGCTTGTTCAATAGCCCCTTGTTCCAGTCTACTTATAATTCTTTCTCTTCTACCACTGGGTAACGTAGCGTCTACAGTAGATACATTAAAGACACGATTAATATTAACCCTACAAGGCCATAGAGTTGGAGCTTTGTTAAGCAAATCAATATAGGTATCACCAGCAGAGCCAAAGGGAATAATGGTATCTAATGTAGCACTAGTAGCATCACTTTGACTTTCGTAATCTAAATAAGCCTGAAGACAATCAGAACAGTTTGCATTAAGACTAGTAATGGTAGCACTCTCAATATATGCAGTTATATCATAAGGATAAATAACACTGCCACTTGTAGAAGAAATACCGGGAATAGTTTGACGTTTTACGTCTATAACTTTAAAAATTTCATTTGTAATACTAACACCAATTAAAGCAGATTCTTCAGCATTATTTCCAATTGCTGTAGTATTATAGCCAGCAGTAAGAGATCCAGCAGCATTTACGGTATTACCAGATAATTTAATAAATTTACCTACAGCAATTGGTGTTGCATTTCCGGGTGTGCCTGCATCAAAACTATTTTGGTGATCTGCAGACCCATCAATTGTTGCCGATCTTACATTAACAGCAAAAAACTGTTGCCGAGGTTTAATACAATTTCCGCCTACAGCAGTAGGAAAACTACCAAATCTTTTTTGAAACGCTGCTAACTTGGTAGAGTCATTAACTAAATAATCAGGACCTGATCCACCTTTTAAAATAACATCATAGTCAGATCGACGACAGGCAGCTATAATCATATAAATTTTATCATCTTGATTAGCATTTTCCAATAAAATTTTATCTGCTGAATCCTTAATATCATCTGCTGCTGTAAGTCCAGTGATAATAGTTGCTCCATTAGGTACAGAGTTAAACTGAAAATTACGATCAACTTCCCAACATAAATCTCTACTATCGTTGTCTGTACCAAATCTTACAAACTTTCTATCAGGATCAGAAATACTAGTAAAAACATCTGTAGCAATATATGCTTCGGCTTGTCTAAAGCACGAGTTATCTACTCTTGTTGCTTTAAAAAATGTAGGACAACATTGTTGAGCAATTAATTCATCAGTCATGACTCACTCCTTAACAAGGTCCAGAGATTGCATTGGGAACATTAAAGTAATAGAAACAATTAA